ATTTCTGAAAATTTGTGTTCCTTTTATACCATAAATACTCGCAACTACAAGTATCCATAAATTTGTAAACCAGCTTGGTAATTGAGAGAACATGTCAAAAAAGAGCTTGACCTTGTCCATCGCTGTCGGATCGTCCGATACAACTGCCCAAGCGAGCACCAACACGGGCAAACTTAATATTATAAGAACTGCCTCGTCTTTCCAGTCTGATTGTCGGGCTTCTAAAAGTTTACCTTGGTAAGCTTCCTGACCCTGAGCCATCTTAGTTGCATGCATAAGCTGTGCATCAGACATAGCCATCTTAGTTCTCTGCTTATTAGCGTAAATTTTACTTCCAGCAGAAACGGCTAATTTAATTGCCGATAACCACATGTTAGTACCAAGTAGCCTTTACAGGTTTCTTTTCTTTTCTAATAGCCTTCGTTCCTCTAACATCTACGCTATCACCTTGAGCAATGTAGCTTCTACCTCTAATACTTGATTTAGATCTTGGATCTAATTCTAAGTTTTGAGAAGATTCTTCTACAGGTACTCCGCCTTTAGCATATCCGTCTTTGTTAACGAATTGTTTAAAAGTATCTTTTGTCATATTTTTCTCCTAATTGTTAGTATACTATCTTCTTGGTCCTTTCAAGACATTTACATCTCTAGCCTTCATAGCGTCTGATGTTAATTTAACATCTGCAGACATCATTGATTTTTCAATTGCTGTATCAGCTCTTAAATTAGCTAAATCTTCATTTTGTTCAAGTTTTCTATCGTTAAGATCTTTTGCTTGTACCATTTTAGCTCTATCAAGATCAATTCTAGCTTCGTCTTCTTTCATTTTACGTTCTGCTTCCATAGCTTTTAAATCTACTTCTCTTTGTTTTAATTTAAGTAATGGATCATGATCAAACTGAGATGTTATTTGTTTTTCTTCTTTCATAAAATCTTCAGTCATATCAGCAATTAACAATGCTTTTCTAGCTTCTATCTTTTGAGATATTTGTTGTAGCTGTTGTTGTGCTTGTGGGTTTTGTACAGCCATTTGTTGTAGCTGTGGTAACATCTGCATTTCTTGTGGAAATTCTAGTTGTACCTGTTCTTGTGCCATCAATGATATATGCTCCATAATATTTTTTTCTAATGCTGCAGTAATGCTAGGATTATTTCTAACAAAGTTACTTGCCATAAAATTTAAATGAGCAGTTATGTGTGCTCTGTGATCTTGTCCTGGAAACGCTTGAAAAGATTTTCCAGCCATAGCATCTATGTGTTCTAACGCTGGATCTTTTGGTTGATTAGGTGGAGGTGGTGGTAATACTCTGTCAATATCTTTTACACCGATTGCCTCGTACATACCTCTGTAAGCCATATACATATTATGCATTTGTGGATTAGAAGTTGCTAATCTTAATTGTTCTTGCGCTAATGAAACTCTTTGAGACATAGAAAATATATTTGGATCAGCTACAGGAAGTACATCTACTCTGTCATCGAAATCTGTTGCTTTAACATTTCTTGATGCACCTGCAACATCGTAAGGATACTCAGGTGGTAAAGACTCTCCAAATATTTTAGAAAGTAATTTAAATTCTTGTTTTAGACCTACGTAAAGTCTTTTATGGATTGCTGACATTACTCTTGAACCACGTTCTAAAAGAGCTACGGTTGTTCCAACAGCGGCCTGTTGGTTCCCGTCCCCAACCTGCATGTCAGCAATGGACGCGAATCTCTGTCCTGCATCTACACAAATTCCCATCAACTGTAATAAAGTTTGTGATGGTTCTTTGTAAGGCAGGTTCATAAAAGCATCCCTTAAAGATCCACCAGGAGCGTCGACATCACGCCACTCACCTGGTTGCAGAGATTGGGCATCATCTCTAACTCTGATACCCCTCTGTTTAAATCCTGATGGCAGGTTCGATAACGTACCTGCATCTATAAGTTGACGAAGAGCAGACGTGGCTGCTCTAGTTAGACCGCCAATCATATGGATCAATCCAAAACCGTAAAAACCTAGTCCTGGCAGAAACTTAAAATGGACAAAGTATTGGATTTTTTCTTTTTTGGGATCATCTACTCTAAAGTTTCTTCGAATAGATAATATTTTTCGCGTACCATTGTCTATAGTCACAATGTATGGAATCTTAATTTCAGTAGGGACTCCGTCTTCCCCTCTGTCTTCAAAACCTTCAAGATCTAAATTAACATGACATTCAATCAAAGTAAAAATTGGATTATTCTTTTGTTGACCGTTTGCTCTTGTACCTTCTAGTTCTCGTTCTTTTTTCTTAAGTTCCGTTTCTTCTGCGTAAGGTGTGCCTAATTCTATATCTCTATAAAATCCTGCAACTTGTTGCTTACGTAAATCATTACCTGACATTTTAATTACGTGACATATGGCTTCCGCATCCTCTAATGAGGTAGCAGAATACGGAACCACTAAGTCATCTGCAGTAACGAACTTTGATACAGCTCGTTCCATTAAATCGTCATAATAAACTTTTTTAAAAGTAGATCCTGCAAGAGGTAAATAAAATAACATCTGATCAAACTCAGGTTCGTATTCTTTCATGACA